CCCGACGATATGTCGGTTCGTTACATAGGCAAGTCCGTTAATAGTCGAGTGAGATTTAAATCTCATCTCGCGGATAGACGGTGGAATACGCCACTCTATGTTTGGCTGATGTCGCTCGCGGCCTCTAATAAAATGCCAGTTCTTAGGGTGTTGGGCGAATGTCCATGCGAAAACTGGCCCTCATTTGAGAGGTTTGTTATTGCGGCTGCCCGCCAACTCGGGTGTGATCTCCTGAATGTAGCGCCGGGCGGGAATGAGCCATATTGTCCGACCGCGACAAGAGCACGCAACGGCATTCAAAACGCAAAAGCGCGAGTGTCAACCCCCGCTAAAAAACGAATGTATGAGCGCAAACGCGCAATAGGCTTAGCCCTGCGCCAAGGATACGTTAGCGAGCAAACGAAAGAAAAGCTTCGGTATCTTGCTCGTCTGAGACCCGAGCTTTTTGGCGCTTGGGAAAATATATAGAATTCTGGAGAACTCATGGCCCAGGCCACTGAGGGCCTAGGACGGCCGTCATCTTATAAGTCAGAGTATGCCGAACAGGCGCGCAAGCTTTACAAGCTAGGTGCGACCGATGCCGAGGTCGCCGAATTTTTCGGGGTGAGCGTCCGCACCATATACCGCTGGCAGCAATCTCACGAAGCATTCTGTCACGCCCTAAAGGCTGACAAGGAGCCGGCCGATGAGCGGGTTAAACGCAGCCTCTATCACCGGGCGGTTGGCTACAGTTACGAGGCAGTGAAGATATTCATGCCGGCCGGAGCCACGGCGCCAGTCTATGCGCCCTATACCGAGCATGTGCCCCCCGATACGACGGCGGCAATCTTTTGGCTGAAGAACCGTCGTCCCGACGAATGGCGCGACGTAAATCGGCACGAATTGAGCGGCCCCGACGGCGCGGCGATCGTGATCAAGGGCGGCCTGCCAGAGGGTCATGGCGATTGAGATTGTTCTTCCCACGCTTCATGCGGGAAGGGACGGTAAGTCGGGTCAGGTCGCGGCGTTCAAGACGCTGAGAGATAACCGATTTGTCGCATTGCGGGCCGGGCGGCGTTGGGGGAAGACCGACGCTGGGAAGGTCATCGCGGCCGATGCTGCGATCAAATCGCGCTCGGTTGGCTGGTTCGCCCCGGACTACAAGCGGTTGTCGGAGGCGTTTTACGAAGTCGCGGCAACGCTGATCCCGGTTACAAAACAGTCCTCTAAGGTCGATGGCGTGATCCGGACGATAACCGGGGGCCGCATCGATTTCTGGACACTGGAAGATGAATCGGCAGGCCGGTCGCGCAAATATCACCTTGTCATTATGGACGAGGCGGCGTTCACCAAGCCGAACATGATGCAGATATGGGAGCGATCGATCCAGCCGACTTTGCTCGATTATCGGGGCAAGGCGCTGGCGATGTCCAACACCAACGGCATTGACGGCGACAATTTCTTCTGGCGCATATGCAACGAGCCCGATCATGGGTTTGTCGAGTATCACGCGCCCTCGCATCAGAACCCTTATTTGCCGCTGGAAGAATTGCAGCGGCTGGAGCGCGAGACGCCGCCGCTGGTCTATCAGCAGGAATACCTCGCGGACTTTGTGGACTGGTCTGGTGCGGCGTTCTTCTCGCTCGATAAGCTATTGAGCAATAAGGCTCCGGTAGAGTTCCCGCCGGTTTGCGATAGCGTCTTTGCCGTGATCGATACGGCGACCAAGACGGGGCGCGAGAACGACGGGACGGGCGTGAGCTTCTGGGCGCTCTCGAAATATGCGCGGGCCGGTGCGCCGCTGATTTGCCTCGACTGGGACATTGCCCAGATCGAAGGCGATTTGCTGGTGAATTGGCTTCCGAGCGTCTTTTCCACCCTGGAAATCCTGGCACGGGAATGCCGAGCCCGGACCAATACCGGCGTATTCATTGAAGATAAGAATTCCGGAACCATCCTGGTCCAGGCTGCCCAGCGCCGCGGCTGGAACGTGCATCCCATTGATAGCAAGCTCACTTCCCTTGGGAAAGAGGAGCGGGCGATCAACATCTCGGGCCATGTCCACAGTGATCGGGTGAAGCTCTCGAAACGAGCGTTCGACAAGAACGTGATCTACAAGGGTCAGGCACGCAATCACCTCGTGTCGCAGGTCACGGGGTTTCGGATCGGCGACAAGGACCCCAAGCGCCAGGACGATCTGCTCGACACGTTCTGCTATGCGCCGGCCCTGGCTTTGGGTAACGCTGAGGGTTACGGCTAATGGGCGTTAGTCTAACAGCGCCTCATGCGTTAGTCTAACGCTATGGATTGGGTCGATTGTAACAATTGCGGGCGGCGTCACCCTTACGGGGTGACTTGTCCGACGTTGCGTAAGCCTGCTGCTCCGCCTCCCGTGAAGAAGCGCCAGCCATCGCCGCGCGTCGCGCCAGACCATGCGGCGCTTAAAGCCGAAGTTGCCGCGATCGAGAAGGCCCCAAAATTTGACCGCGCCAATTATCAGCGCGAGTACATGCGCAAATGGCGGGCGCGCAAACCCAAAGGTAAACTCTAAATGGCCGATCTCGTTGCCATCGCCATGGACGGTTGGTTCTTCGCCGCGCGCCGCGAGCTTGTTGAGCGCGAGATTGCCGCGATGGCCTCGGTTGCGCCCATCGATCGTATCGACGCCGTGTTGTGCTGCCAGGCCAGAGACCTCGCTCGGGCTGCCCCGATGGGCCGAGCGTGAATGTTCGGCACCCGTGATTTCCTTCATGCTCTCACCCGATTGGAGAACCGAATGACCGCTCTTGATGACGCCATCACCAAACTGCAAGCCGATGACACGGCCCTTGCTGGCGCCGTAACCAACCTCGTCACCGTCGTCACCACGCTCGTGACGACCGTGCAAGGCATCCCCGCCCAGATCGCAGCGGCGGTTGCTGCGGCGGAAGCGGCCGGCGCCACGCCTGATCAGCTTGCCGCTCTTGCCAAGGTATCGAGCGACGTTGAGGCATCGACCGCATCGGTCGTATCCGAAGCGCAAACGGCCCTGGCTGCAGTGCCGGCCGCACCCGCGCCCTAACCATCACGCGCTCTAGCGCATGAGTTCGATCGGCATCAACGGCACCGGGCTGGGTAGCGAACTCGCGGCCATCATGAATGCCGATAGCATCGTCCCTGGCTCGCCGCCGAGCTACCAGATTTGCAAGGCGCTCTATCTTTTCCACGTCCTGGGCGCGAAAATGGCCGAGGCGCCAATCCGCATGGCGCAGAGCCAAGCGCGCGAAATCGCCATTCCAAAATCACCCGAGGATCGCTGTAAGGAAGCGTTCCTTGAGGAATGGCAACGGCTTGGCGCCGACAAGCACATTTTCAATGTCATGCGCCAGTCCCGCGTTTACGGCGTCGCCTCAATTGCCGTGTTGGTTGATGGCAAGGACACCAACGAGCCGATCGATCCATTCGACTGGCCGGAGTTGACGATCTCGTTCAACGTGTTCGACCCGCTCAATACGAGTGGCAGTCTGGTTCTCAACCAGGACCCGAACGCGCTGGACTTCCAAAAGCATCGCGGCATCGCGGTGCAGGGCAAATCATACCATCGCTCGCGCTGCGTCGTGGTCCTGAACGAAGAGCCCATCTACATCGCCTATACGCCGAGCGCCTTTGGTTATGTTGGCCGCTCGGTTTATCAGCGTGCGCTCTACCCGATGAAGTCCTTCATCCAATCCATGGTGACGGACGACATGGTGACGCGCAAGGCCGGCGTCTTGGTTGCCATGATGCAGCAGGCAGGATCGATCGTCGATCAGATGATGCAGGCCGTGGCCGGGTTGAAGCGCCAAATCCTCAAAGAGGCCGAGACCGACAACGTGATCTCTGTCGGGCAACAAGACAAGATCGAATCGCTCAACATGCAGAATTTGGACGGCGCCGCAGGGTTTGCGCGCACCAATATTCTGAAGAACATCGCGACAGCGGCGGACATGCCGGCCAAGCTCTTGGAGAACGAGACCTTGGTCGAGGGCTTCGGCGAAGGTTCCGAGGACGCCAAGCATATCGCGCAATACATCGACCGCATGCGCCAGGAGATGAACCCGGTTTACGCTTTCCTCGACGACATTGCGATGCACCGCGCCTGGACACCGGCGTTCTACGAGACGATCCAAAAGGATTTCCCGGACTACCGCAACGTGCCCTATCAGCGCGCGTTCTATGATTGGAAGAACAGTTTCTCCGCCGTGTGGCCGAGCCTCTTGGCCGAGCCCGAATCCGAGAAGGTCAAGACCGAAGAGGTCAAGCACAAGACCGTGATCGCAACGGCTCAGATCCTGCTCCCCGAGCTTGATCCGGCGAACAAGGCGCGCACGATCGATTGGGTCGCGCAGAACCTCAACGAGAACAAGACCATGTTCACAGCCCCCTTGGAATTGGATATTGCGGGTCTTGAGGAATATCTCGAAGAGAAAAGCCTCAGCGCAATGATCCAGCCTCAAGACCAGGAGCCGGCCCAGCCTAAGCCGTTCGCCGCCGCCGTCGCCTGACATGGCAACGGTCGAGGAGCATCTCGCGGCTATCGTCGAAGACCGATCCAGCGCCGATGGCCTGCGGGCGGAGCGGCTGAAGCTGATGACCGAGATCGCGGCCATCGAGAAGCATGCGGCGGCAACGCCTCGGGTAATATTCGGCATCAAGCGCCGTATGGCGCGGATTGCGCTGATACAGGAAAAGCTGGCGGAGAACGGGCAATAAATGCCCCAGACCGATCGCCAGCGCTTTTACGATACGGTTCGCGCCGCCGTCGCCGATATCGCCGCCCATGGATATGATAGCGCGCAACGGGTCGAGCGCTGGCTGCGGCTGATCCGGGATGCAGCGGAGAAAGCGGCGTCCTCGCCCGAGGCTTTGGAGCGGATGCTGGGCGAAAGCCTTCACGCCGCTTATCGGCGCTTGGTCGAGCGCGGCGGCCTCATCCAATTCAATAAAGGCGTATCGCGGTTTACGATCGCGCGGGTCGAGCCCCATCTCCGGGCCGAGCTTGACCGCCGCATCGCGGCCAGCGCCAATCTCATCAAGCTCAATCGCAAATCGGCGATCGAGAAGACGATGCAACGGTTCTCGGGGTGGGCCACATCGATCCCGATGGGCGGGTCTGCGGCGACGAACAAGACCGACACCAGCAAGGACGTGCGCAAGGCGCTGGCCTCGCTCCCTTTCGAGGAGCGCCGCGTCATCATCGATCAAGGCCATAAGTTCGCCTCGTCCCTCAACGATATTCTCGCAACCAATTCCGGGGCGATCGCCGGACGCTGGCATTCAAATTGGCGGCAGGCAAACTATAATTTTCGCGAGGACCACAAGGAGCGCGACAGCAAGATCTACGCCATCCGCGGCTCCTGGGCCATCGACCAAGGTATCATCACCAAATGCGATGGGTACACTGACGAGATGACGCAGGCGGGAGAGGAAATCTTCTGCCGCTGTTTCTATGAATACATCTACAACCTGCGCGACATGCCGCGCGAATTCATCACGGCCAAGGGCAAAGCTGCGGCGGCCAATCTGCGCGTCGTGACCTGATCGGAGAATTGAATGGCCGCTGTCGGTTTTGCACCACCCGCCACACAGGTCGCGCCGGGTCCGCCCGCGCATGCCGTGGCGGTTACCAAGAGCGATACCACGATCCTGTCGCCGACCCGATATATCTGGGTGGGCGGAACAGGTGACCTGGCGGTGCTCCTAGCCGGGGATAGTGTAGCGGTGACGCTCTCGGCAGTGCCGGCCGGGACCATGCTGCAAATCTGCGCGCAGAAGGTCATGTCCACCAACACAACGGCCACGCTGATCATTGCGTTGTGGTAATCCGCGCCGCCGGCATCCTCATCGTCGATACTAAGGGCCGGGCGTTGTTCCTGAAGCGCGGCCCTGGCGGAGATGCCCACGGCGAGTGGTGCTTCCCCGGCGGCCGTCTTGAGAATGACGAGCCCGCGAGCGAAGCGGCTGTGCGCGAGACCGAGGAAGAGTGCGGGTTCAAAGCCGACCCCAAGTCCTTGGTGATGTGGTCGCGACGCATTGCGGTGCGCGGTCCGGCGCCACCACTGGCAATGGAAGTCCCTGCGGTCGTTCAAGCGCTCACCGAAGCTCCTGTCGCGACGGCAGCTGCCGATGTTGATCAAGTCGATTTTACCACGTTTCTGTGCAAAGGGATCGAGCCCTTTACACCCGAGATCGATACCTCTGGCGAGCATGTGGCTTATGCGTGGTGCCCTCTCGATCAACCACCGGAGCCGTTGCATCCTGGATGCCGTATTGCGCTTGCCAAGATCAACATGGACGAGCTTGGGATTGCCCGCGCCATCCGCGACGGCGAGCTGACGAGCCCGCAATATTACGCCAATGTCTGGCTGTTCGCGCTGCGCATCACGGGAACCGGCGTCGCCTATCGCACCAAGTGGAAAGAATACGTCTGGCGCGACCCATCGATGTATCTGAACGATGAATTCCTGGCCCGATGCAATGGGCTGGCTGTTATTTTCGAGCACCCCAAGAAACGCGCCACGCTCGACAGCAAGGAATTCTCCGACCGTGCCGTGGGCTCCGTTCTCTTGCCTTACATCAAGGGCGATGAAGTCTGGGGCATCGCCAAGATTTACGACGAGCCCACCGCGCAATTAATGTGCGACGAGCAATTGTCCACGTCCCCCGCCGTCGTATGGCGCGACCCGGACGAGAACAACAAGCTCGAAATGGAAGACGGATCAAAACTCCTCATCGAGGGCAAGCCGAGCCTCTTGGATCATCTTGCCATCTGCGCCCTCGGGGTATGGGATAAAGGCGGCGATCCGTCCGGGGTCGAGGCGGTGCGCGCCGATAGCGAAATGGTCGTCAGCCCCTGGGCACGATCCGAGATTGGGCGCAAACTCGATCGCGCCATCGCTGTCATGCGCGGCACTGAGATCGACGATCTCTGCCGCCGGATAAGCCGCTAGTCCCTTCGTCCACAATTTCGAGTTTGCTTTTGCCCGGAGATTTTCTCCGTGTAGGTCGAACGTGCTCTTGCGTGGCCTCAAAGAGCATCGCGTTCAAACCACACCGCAGGCGGTGTTTGGGGCCATTCAACCAAGGAGATCACGCATGGCTGACGAGCCTGATAAGAAAGAAGAGAAAGCGGCGGCAGACGCCGATGCAGGGCAGAAGCTGGATAAGCTTTTGACCGGTATCGACGCGATGTCGAAGCGGATGGATGCCTTCCACACGCGCATGGACGCCATGGAAGACATGACCAAGGCCGATAAGGCCCGCAAAGACGCGGACGATAAAAAAGAAGAGGAAGAAAAGAAAGCGGCCGCCGACAAGCGCAAGGACGACGACGCGCGCAAGGACGGCGATGGTCCAAAAGAGGACGAGCCGGCCAAGGAAGTCGCGGCCGATAAGCGCAAGGACTCGGCCAAGAAAGACGATGCCGACGATGACAAGCGCAAGGACAGCGCCGCCGACAGCGTCACCATCGCCGAGCTGCGCGAGCAGATCGCGGCGCTGGGTGCCAAGATGCCCAAGCAAGTAACCGATGCGGATTACGATGCCATGGCAAGCGCCCAGGCCCGTGCCGATAGCGTCTTCTCCGCGCTCGGCGACCGGGCGCCGCGCCCGCTCGACGGCGAGACCGGCATTGCTTATCGCCGCCGCCTCGCCGGCTTGCTCAAGAAGCACAGCGAGGAATGGAAGACCGTCAATCTCGGCGTCGTTGCCGCGGACGAAGCGGCCTTTGCCATCGCCGAGCGGCAAATCTACGTCGCGGCCCAAGCGGCGGCGCGTCATCCGATCGACATCGAGCCCGGCATTCTGCGCGAGGTCACCGAGGTCAATCCGGCCACCGGCCAACGCATGACCAAATTCTACGGCCACGGCACCTTCATCGCCGGGCTCAAGCGCAACCCCAATGCCGTCACCCGCATTGGCCTTCGGAAGGATCACTAATCCATGACCGCAACTCTCTCATTCAACCCGTTCGTTGCCACGAACGCGGTCGGATCGTTCAATATCGATACCGGCGGCGGTTTCGATATTGAACGA